ATTGATTTAGTGGTAAGATGATTCTTGCCTGTTCTTTAGCCATACCAGCATCAATCATTCTATCATACGCCATTTCTACTTGTCTCATATACTCATTGAAAACACTCGACATTCTCTTCTGTTGTAAGTCATCTAATACACCCTCTGATGCTTGTTTATTATCTTCTGATTGTTTTCTCCAAACTTCAGGTACATAAAACTCTTCTACTGGCACATACCTACCACTTATCTCATTCCATGCATGATCTTTTGCTGAACTATTAGATGTGGTTTCTATACCAACCACGTGCTTGTACCATTGTCTCATTACAAATTCAGGTGCTTTTACATGGAATTGAACTTGTAAATGCCTGAATGGTGAATAGTGTTTGTATTTTGCCAGATAACGAACTAATCTTTCGTCTGATTTATCGAACTTTGTTTTTCTTTTACCGAATGATACTCTAGCTGAATTGACTACAGTTAGGTCAGAACCCAATGAGTCTACGACTTCAATGAAGCCTTTATCTAAGACTTGAATTTTCATATTATAACCTTGATTTATTTATAAATATTATCTAAAAATCCCAAATACAGATTAATATGCTCCACCAAAACCAGGAGGTGGTCCTCCTGAACCAGCATTGTATCCAGATGGTGCTGTTTGTGTATTTTCTTCTTCAACTACAGGTTCCTGTGGTTCGGTTATTCCTAGAGTTTCTTGAATAGCTTGTTTTAATGGTAAAGTTGTTAGAGTACCCTCAAAATATTGTAAAGCTGGTAAAAGTTTATTTATACCTGGAACATTTATTTCTGCTCTAGCAACGGAAAGTTGATTTAGTTCATTTACATAATTTGGTGTACCCTTGATATGCCAACTAATTCTCTCATAGTCATATAAACTACTTGTATTGTAATCTTGTTCTGATATTTCTATTGGTCCTGATTCCTCATTTGTTTTTTTAGCAAAATACCTAAACATAAATCCTCTAGTACGATCTTTTCTTGTAGGTTTAGTTATTTCTGACTCTAATTTCAAAGGTGCTATATTACCTTTTAGTCCTTTATATAAACTAAAGGAAGTCGGTTTACTTCTCCATATTAATTTTGATGATGGTTTATGTTTTCCACCTGTCATATTATATTCTTCAAAATTTTTAGTGTAATGTGTATGATATTTGAATCCCTTTGGTACAGGTCTTCCATTTGAATAATTAAATTCTTTCTTTTTAGCAGTTCTATTGGTAACTACCCTAACACTTTCCTTATGTATAGTTGCTATTCTCGGAGAAACTTTTTTCTTAGTACCACCCCTTTGTTCTTTTTGATTTATCATTTCTTGAAGTTTTTCTTGAGTACGGTCATCATAAGATTGAATCTGTTGTTGACTAACCTCTTGAGCCTCTTCTACTGTCATTCCATACATACTCTCTGCTGAATATGCCATTTTTTATCTCCTTATTATGGTGACCAAAGAGATGAATCACCATCCCAATGATTTTTTCTTGTTTGATTATCATACCCACCATTGGCTACATCTGTATAAGCAGACCAGCTATCAAAACCGAAAGCAGCTGCTTGTGCCTCTCTAGCTAATTCGGCACTTTCATAACCACCAAATGGTGATTTACCAAAGTTTTCCCCAGTAAATGGATAACCAGGATTTTGTGGTCCGTCCCCAGCAACTCCACCCTCAGGACTAGCTATTGGGTCATTTGGAAATTTTACATAAAATGCGTTTGCTATTTTATCTCTATTTTCCTTTTTAGCTATATCTATAGCTTTTTTAACAGTGGTTGACTGAGCAGATCCCATTTCCGATATTATCTCTCCTTTATAAAATCCCTCAGTAGTTATTGTTACAGTAACCAATCCACCTGTACCCTCATCAAGTAATCCCTCTTCATCAGTAAAGGTTATTTTTTCTAATAAAGCCTTTGCTTCGGGCACAACACCAGTAGAATTAGCAACTTTTACATTTTTCTGTCTTCGTTCTTTTGCCTTTTTTCTAAAATAGTTGTTCAATGATAAGCCCAATACTTTATTTTTTATATCTATCCACGGACTAAACTCTTCAGTTTTTTCATCTTGAACATTTATAGGTAGCTTATCAGATTGTCCACCAACATCAGTTTTCTTTATTTTTTCTGTTACTGTTGTACCACCAGCAGGATTAGTTTTTCCGTCAGCTACAGGTTCTTCTCTATCTTCCCCTAAAAAGTTGAATGGTCTAGTTGCTGCTTCAGCACCTATTTTTCCAAATCCAACACCAACACCCTTAGCAATTGTTGCAGCGCCTGATAATCCAGCACCGATACCAACACCAGCTGCGTGAACAGTAGCACCAGCTACTTGAGCCAATTCACCAAAAAATCCCCCATTATATTCTCCTTTTGGAAATACCTCTCCATCAAACTCACTTCTAATTTTTTGTTTTTCTGCTTCAGTTTCAGCATTAGCAAGTGATTTCAATACTTTTTGATCTTCTCTATATTTTGTGGCATCTTTCATAAAACCCTTACCTCTTTGTAAGAATTGGTCTGCCATTTCTATGTAGCCTGATATTTTACTTATGAAGTCAAAAGGTAATTGGTTTATTCCAAAAGATCTAGGACCTGTCAATCTAAAATAATCATAAACTCCTGCTGCTCTCATTTTTTGTATAGACTTCATAGCATCCGTATTTGGATGAATGAGACCTTCAATTTTAGTAGTCCATCCACTGTCACTAACTTCTTGTGTGTGTGATATCACTTTAAAATATGATGGAGGACCTAAATCCGCTTTAGAGTCGATATCAATTACTTCTTTATTATAATTCAATGGCATATAATCAGTTTGAAATATATCTCCTGGTTTTATTCCAGAAATACCATCAATAGTTATACTCATATTTACTTCTTTCATAGTATCTGATAAAGGAACATTATCATCTCCAGGACCATCCTTTTTCGTAAAAATTAACTTTTTTATATTTTCTTTCAAGCTAATTCTATCTAATATAAAACCTGTCCCCTCAGCTTCTTGATATAGGTGATGTATTTCTTCTACTTCGGAAGTGATTTCAGTTTCTGCTTCCACTACAGCATTTGGTATAAAGTTCGTATCACCTGCTTGATTCACTTCAGCTATTATTTCTTTATGTTGTGTTCCCTCATAGCCTTCTAGAGTATCTTCTTCATCAATATCATCTCCCATAGTCTGATAAGTTCCAATCCTATCACTGTCGGCATTGAATTTTAGATCTCTCGAATCTTTTGTTAGTTTGTCACTCCAATTATCAGCCTGTGGATTCAAGCTCAAGTTCCCCATATTGGCATTGCTAAGTTCATTTATCATACCTGGCAACCCTGTTTCTGTTGATGTACTCATCCCCTCTGGAGTTAATGTATAAGTCTCTACAGTTGTTACCTGTTCAGGTTCTTCATCACTAGATTTCCAATTAAGTAAATTATATATTCCAAATATTGGCATTATTCAGTCTCACTATCTTTTTCAGATACCTTTGCAGCTTCCGTATTCGCAACTCTAACAAATTTTCCATCTCTCCAATCTATTGATCGTTTATCTATTGGTCTATCGACTTTAGCTTTTCTCGTACCCAATGATGCAGGTTCGTCTGGTGCTGGTGTATATTTTTTCCATGTAATATTCGCATCTTTTAATCTAGAGTAGTGATCCATATTAGCATTAGTAGTAAATTTAGAAGATTCTTCTCCCCCAACATAACCAGCCTTTGGATTTACTAAATGAGCCTTTGATAAATTTGTACCACCATCCTCACGTTCATTCATATCAATATTCAATCTTTGTACTTGTGCAAATTCTTGAAATTTTTGTATATCTCTATTTGAACTTGCTACAGTATTATAAGTAGTGTTTCCCATAAATGCCAAATAAGCCATATTAGCACCAACTGACATATCTAATTCTTGATTTTTTACTAAACTAGATACTTTGAAACTTGGAAATTTATAAACACCTACATCGGAAACTATTTCAGTAGATACATCCTCTGCATATCTTGTATATGAGTATTTGGATAGTCCCTGATAACCATTATCAACTAAAATATTATTTTTAGGGTTTTCGGGATCAACCCTAAGATCCCAATTCCACATATTGAAAAAGTTATTACTTACTTGTCCCATTATATTCAATATTCCATTACGGATACTTTGTTGTGGATTTATTCCAGAGCTATAATAATTGTCTTGGTCTGGATTTCCTATGTTCTTCATATCAATGCCAAATGCTTTTTGTATTTTGTCTACATTGACATATATATTTCTTACCTTACCAGTCCCAACAGGATTAGATGCATCTGTTGCTTCTTTTACACCTACTCCTGTAACATCAAATTGTCTACTTGGTCTGTCATCATCTGTACTACATATAATCTGATTGACAGATGCCATAACCATACCAAGCACTCCTGCATTAAAACCCTCAACACCTTTTCCAGATGTAGATCCATATAATCCAGTAGATTTGAATATTAAAGAGTGACCTAAGTTTATAGGTTTTAGTAAATAATAATCAGTGCAATATGTAGATACTTTGTTCCCGTCTCTAAGAATTTGTCCTGTAGTATCTTTGGGATATACTAAACTCCTAAATGTTATTTTTGGATCATTTGTATCCGTACCTACCATAGCAGTATATTTGGATATTATATTATCCTCAAACCAACCCCACCTTACATATGTTGTTTTTGATTTTACTGTATCTTCATCTCTGAAGTGGATAAAGTTTTTAGCTTGAGATACATATGCCTTAAAATCATAACTCATATCTCTTGCCCCTTTTGACAAAAATATCAAAAATTGGTTTAAGAATTGGTTTGATAAATTTATATTTTCTAATAAAGTTAGCTATTTCCTTTCCATATTTCATATACAAATTATATAACCACTTAGGAAACTCATCACTATTTACAAATTTTCTAGCTAAAATAGTTTTTGGTTCATACCAACCACCATATATTTCTGCTGCTATCCAGCACCCAAATAATCCACCACCAAGATTATTCAAGTCTGCAGTTGGGTTTGTACTTCCATATGTTGCTGTATTTCCTGACTTTTGATTTGTACCTGCAGTTTTAGGTTCTTTTTTATTACCTAGAGAATCTGTTTTTGTTTCGTGTGCTTGGTATCCTACCACTCCATCAGCACCTACTAATTGTACAGTTTCCACAAGATCTTCTTCAGTTATATAAGACTCTGCTATAGCATCTAAATTCAGTAAAGCATTTAGCATATGGTCTTGTGTTGCCATTACTTCTTCTTCACTTGGTTCATTATACCCACCGAATCCTTTGAAAAGATCTTCAACTTTAACAGCCCCCTTTGTTATATCTTGCATAGATAATTTTTGAAAAGTTGTTTGAAAACCTTTTTTTATATCTTCAAGTTGTGCTCTAAAATTTTTAGGTAATACCATTCCCAAACCACCCTCAGCATCTTCAGCACCACTAGCACCTTGTCCCATTGAACCTATGCCAATTATATCTGTTGTACAATCGAAGCCGCCATCGTCTCGAAGTTTCATAGAAAAGTCTTTTATCATTCCACCTAAAGCATCCATATTGCCATTTGATAGCGATATTTTTTTATTGGGTGCTTGAAATAGTTCTTGATCAATTGCTATACCATTATCTGTAATTACTATAAACCCCTGATCATTATCTAATTTAGCATTGCCAGACACCCATCCCCATTGTAAAGCAACCTCAAAACCAGGTGTAAGAAAAATTTCATATTGTTGTAGAGATTCTAAACTTGGAGCAGACCAAGAAATAGTTGCCATTCTACCAGCACCAAATAATCCTTGAGTCGTAAGGTATTCACAAGTTATTGATTTTATACCACCAACTGGTCTTATACCAACATCACTTCCTTGAGCTTTAGAACCCAATGTATCGGTAGCTCTATAACCACCCATTCCGCTTGAATCAAAACCCCAAAACATTTTTCTAGTCTTAACTGATTCCTTAGCTAAACCCGCATAACTCAAAGCAAAATCAATTATATTTTCACTTTTCTGTGGATGTACCTCTCCAGCACTAAGAGCTATATTATTACCACTATCTTTTGCATTAGTTGACATTACAGCATATGGAACTTTCGACATATAGTCTTGTAAACTTGCTGGTTTAGATGAACCAGGAATTGGAACGGCATCTTTTATCCGTCCAGTTATCAATTCTCTTCTTCTTAGTTCTTCTTGTATTGGCTTTTCAATGTAATTTATTTCAGCCATTACTAACTCCTTTCAAGATTACTCAATATTACTTGTATATTAATTGGTATCCTAATTTTTTTTTCTGAATCTAAAACTATACTTCCATTACTTAAATTATTAGCTTTCGCAATTATCCACCAAAGACTTGAATCCCCATAAAATTTTTGAGCTAATGAATCGAATCTTTCTCCTACAACTGGCCTTATAAAAATATCACTATCACTCAACGGGATTTGTGGTACTATTGTAGGTAAAAAATACCTCTTACCATTTTTATCAATTTTATATTTAGCAGATTTATATCTAGACATAATTTACTCCTATTTAAAAAGACCACCAACCCACTTTTTACCAGCAGCATATGCTTCTTGTACTGTCTCACTATCCTTTATAGCACCAATAGCAGTATCTACAAGAGTTCCTTCCACACCTAAGTCAAATGTAAAGTAACTATCAAATATATCTGCCAGTGATGGTTCAATATCACTACCTTTGAGACCACTATACCATTCTGTTGATTGATTTGATGGTACATGAGCACCAATATATCTAAATTGACAAGAAACATTGATATGTTTAGGAAATTGTAAAGAACGATCTAATTCCCAAGTTGTATTATCATCTACACTTACACTTACTGAACGAAGTAGTCCAGGAGCTTCATCAAACATATCACCTAAAGTAAGTCTCATAAATGGTGTTTGCATTCTTGCTTGTTGTGATATCTTTGGATAACACATACCTATTAGGTAATTTAGTTTCTCCATTAAGAATGGTAACTCTTGTTTTGTTTTTGGATAAACTTTGAATGAAAAACTTATGTCTCTATCAGCACCTTTATAGATATATAGTTTATCAGGTCTACCAATATATTTTTCTTCTCCATAATCTGTAGTAATACTATCTTGAATCCCATTCAATATTGCTCTGAAAACAATGTATTTTTTATTCATCACATCATAAAATCTAAACTTTATAAAATCTCTCGCCTTTTGGGTTTTTGTGTAAAAGACATCCTCACCTTGAACACGAGCACCATATCTGGCATAATTTATTTTATCAACAGCATCACTTACTCCGCCAGGTATACCCAATCCACTAACATCGAATACACTCTTTTTTATAACACCCAATTTAGGGTCTACTGTTTCTACTAAACTTGTGGCAGGATTAGTTTGTTTTTGGTGCATTCCAATAGCATCTACTATTTTTTTATCTTTCTTTCTTCGTTGATGTTTACCAACTGACGGAACATCTCCTACTGAAATTGTAAAATCATAACCAAAAACATCTCCTTGAAACACAGCACTTGGAAAAATACTTCCAGGTGATAAATCAGCATCTTTTATAAATCCAAGTAATTCTCCAGGACTTTTTAATTCTTTCTCATAACTATGTTGTTTATTCAACCTACCATAAGCAAGTGTGGCATATCTTTGAGCTATACCACTTCGGTCAGTCTCTAATTGATTGGAATCCACATTGAAAGTTCCACCTTGTTTAGCCAATATACTATCAGCATCGGATTTAGCAGTTGTACCCTCTCCTGTACCTGGACTTATAGTAAAAGATGGAATTCCGTCAACTATACTTACTGGTGCTGAAGATAATGTACTGGTATACCTATTAGGGTTAGCAAAAAATATTCCTAAATTCAAAGGTAATGGTGAATCTCCAGCTTCAAAATCACCTTGTACACCAAATAAAGAAAATTCAACTCTTACATTAGGTGAAATATCATAATTACCCTGCATAGCTATTCTACTACCGTATCCAAATTCTTGTGCTTCTTGTAAATCAGATGGATTAGTCAATCCATCAGGTAAATTATCAACTATGAAGTCTGGTAAATTTCCACCTCTTATCATTTTTTCATATCTGTTTGTATCAGCGAATTGGTGTCTAGCTTTATGTGTGTATGCTAACATAGCATCAGCATTAGTATTACCCAAATCTCCAAATAATGCAGAAAAGTTCAAAGTTCTTGTTTCAGCTTGTGGATTTAATTTTTGTAATTTTTGTTGGTCTGCATACCACACTCCACCAGCAACACTTTGTGACCACTTTCTCAATCTTACAGTCCAAACAGCACTCATATTAACATATAAATTTGATATCAACCCAAATGGGTCTTGAAATTCAGAATTGACTGCAGGATAAAAATTAACTGGTAATTGATCTGACCAATTAGTACCAAAATTTCTTATAATGATTGGATGTAAATCAAAATCCCCACTATGAGGACCTGTATTAGATACATTTCTCATACTATCAGTACCAAATAGATTGGATGTATTTAATCCAGCTGGTACATTCAAAAATTCATTGATAGGATAATGTTTTGCTGGTGAATCTGGAGCTGCTTCCCCATCAGTACCATATTCGAAATAATTTCCTGTAAATGCTGTGTATCTGTCTAATATTGTACCACCATCTTCTACACTTGGATAACCATATGTACTTAGAGGAAAGTCAAACCCACCTAAATTTGAAGTTCCAAGATAATTAGCAGTAGTACCCAACATAGTATTAGCAGCAGCACTTGATTCAATAGGTAATACAGTATAAACTGATGTTTGGTTAGGAATATCTTCATTAGATAGATAAGTAGCACCTATACCGAAACCATTAATTGGTGTGCCCATAAAAGGTGTAGTCAAAGCATTTGCTGCGTATGGGTCTGTTGGTGTATAATTGGAATTATCAAAACTAAAAGTACCACCATTTAGATCTGGTATATTATATAAAGTTGTCTGTTGAGTTATATCAAAGTTTGGATATACTCTATTTGTGTTTGGATAGATACTCTCATTATGTACCCCTGGCGGTATAGCACCCCAATTATTCCAAGAATAAATGTCAGGATCTCTAAAAAATAAACTAGCACGACCCTCAATTGGTAGTAAATTACCAAAATATGAAACACCCCCACCTGGTGCGGCAATTACATCAGTATCTAATATATGTGAAGTGATTGATAAACCAATTCCACCATCAGGTCTGAAACCTGCACCTAAATTTTCTTGTCCTACTAAATTATTGTCATAAGCATTTCTTGTTTTTTCACTGGTTACAGCAGCGTCAGGCCAAGCAGGAGCAATTGTAGCATCCTGCATCTGATGGTATCTTGATTCTAAGTCTGTTTTTGGAACAAATCCAGTATGACTACTGGTTTCATCATCAAAAAAGTCTACACCATAAGCAATTTGACTATCTATCGGATTAGTTATAGTAGCACCAGTTTTATCAGCTGATAAAGTATTTCTATCAGGTTGACTATTCTTCCATAAATCGATTTTTGCTTGTATCTGTTCCTCTGATAAATATTCAGGCATTAGCCACTCCCAATTTGTCCAAGTTTTCTAATAACTTTTTCATTTTCTTCGGTATTTGCTTCTCTGAGAGCCTTTGTTTCTTTTACCAAATCATCCATTTTTTCATTAGTTTTATTAGATGCTTCTAATTGATCTTTAGCAGGTGGTGGTTTTACATTACGACCAGCCTCTATACTACCACCAGTTGTTATTGCTCGTAAATCAGAAAGAGTTAGTCCAGGAAGAGCATCTGTTAGCATATTTTGTACTGTACGATTTCTTTCAAGATCAGCTGCTGTAAATTGTTGTCTGATTTGTTGTTGTAAAGCACCCATATCATTCATATTAGCAGCTTGTATCATACCTGTTAAATCAACATTTCTTCCAAGTACTTGACTCAACTGAGCACTTGATTCCATAACCTTTTTTACATCTAGCATACTATCTGCTAAACTATCTAATTTACTAAGTTCTAAACCTATCTTCTCTGCTTCAATAGCAGCTCTAAATAATGAATCAGCACCTTTTGCTCCAGCTCTGGCAAATAAATCTGTATCTTTAGCAATCTGTGACATAACTCTAGCAGGTGCAACTTTTGAAGATTCAGCCAAATTATCAAGTGACTTTAATGTGTTTACATTTGTCTCAATAGATTGTCCATTTACATCAGTCATAATTTTTAGTAATGCTCCAGCTTCATTTCCTGCTAATCCAGTGTGAGCAACTAAATCACCAACTGCAGCTGAGGTACTTAATGAGATAACACTCAAATCACCAAATGCTTCAGCCATACCCTTTACAGCTTCTCTACCTTTCTCCATAGATCCACCAGCCATAAGAGCAGCCATACCAGCTGCTTCCATATTAATTGAGAGTCTACCAGCTTCGATAGCGGAAATACCCAACTCATCTCTCATTTCTTTAGCTTGTTTTGCAACTCCTATAAGATAATTTACTAAAGCAATAGCAGCAGCAACTATTAGTCCAATAGGACCTGTAGCGGTCATTATACCTCGAATTGTGGTCATTATTCCACCCATCATTCCATCTATAGCACCAAAGAGTTCTTGTTTTACTTTGAATACATTCCCTATATTCGGTGAGTTTTCAACTGTTTTTCCTATATCCTCAGCAGCGTCCCTGAATTTGCCAGATAAACCAAGAGCAGCTTCTTGTACATCTAAATGATCCATCTCCCCTTTCAGGACACCTTCCATTATTTTTCCTAATTCTTTTGATTGTCTGATAGCCTCTTTGTCATTTGAAGCAGCTGCTTCTTTCATAACCTCTCGCATACCCTCAATACCTAAAGTTTTTTCTGCTTGATCACCAAAGGTTTTTCCGAAATCATTCATCTGTGATGTTAAGTCTCGTTGAGATTTTTTTACCCCTATAATCTCTTTTTCTGCAGCTTTGATTTTTTCTAAAGTCTTATTGTACTCCTTTATACGGTCCATACCCTTTTTGACTTCTAATCCATAATTTTTCTGACCAATAGCTAGTGCTTCTAACTTAGCTATCTGTTCTTCCAATAAGGCTATATCATCTCTTGTTCTATTTGCCATAATTTATTAGTAAGGGGCGTATCCCTTTTTTAAGTCGTTAGCAATATCTTTCAATGTACTATCTAACTTTTCTAGATCTTTTTGTAGTTGTGGATTCTTTTTCAAAGTTTGTTGAGCAGCTTTATTCAATTTCTTGTTTTTCCACTTCTCGTAGAATCTCATTATCATATTCTCTGTCGTCAATTTTTTCATAAAATACTCCGTGATTATAAGATTGGAACTATACAATAATAAATATCACAAAGTACTATTTTTTATTAGAAACCTTTTCTAGCTTTTTCTAATTCTTCTTGTTGTTCTTTGTAATGTTTTACTAATCTTTTTAGATAGAAAGTACGCATATGAATTGGCATATTGTATACTTCTGTAAAAGAAAACATTCCTTGTGAGTTGAATGCTATTTGGAATATTTGTTCGTGAATTTCGTTCTTATATTCTAGCGGTAGGCCAAAGAAACTGAACGGTCATCGGGACCGTTGTTTCCCTCCTTTCTCCTGTACTGTCTGTGTATTCCCAGCTCATATCGACATCAGGAGAAATGTCTTCAATGTGACCTCTAAGTGAAATAGCGTCACGTGATAAAAGTTGATTGTCTACAAAATCATTTATATAAGCTCTATCTGCATTCCCACCTACTGACACTATCTGATGTTTCATTCTGGTAGTCAAAGTAAAAGATACACCACCACTTATTTTCATCAATCCCTCTACTTCTTTTTGTACTGAATTTTCTTCAGCTGAAGTTATGAATTTGAATTGTACTTTCACTTTAGTCATAGGTAACTCATACTCAAATAAATTACCATTCACAACTAATTTCTCATCTAAAAATTTATCTTTTAGTTTAGTCAAATCAATAACTATATCTTCATCACCAACTTTGACTTTATAATCCTTTCCATATGCTAATATTCTAGCCGCTATAAGAAGAGCATTTTTGTCTCCTAATAACATTTCATTTAAATTTATACTTTTATCTACAACAATGCTTTCTAATAATTTATCAACAACAATACCTTGTTTTATTAGATTGGGTGAAGTTAGAATATCTTCATCCTTTGCTGTCATATATCTTATCTCAATTTTACCGCTAGACATTGGATTATCTTTTGGATATAATAATCCTCTTGACGGCAAATCTACCACTTCTGTGGGAAATTTGACTTCAGCCATATTTGACTCCTATGATTTAGTTTCGTACTATAACTATTTTTTACCGAACTTTTCAGCTGCTGTGACACCAAGTCCAACTACTGAAATGTACATAAAACATTCTAAAATTTTGTCTTTTACTTCGAATGCGGAAAAGGTGTCAGCACCCCAACTACATATCAACATAAAGAATGCCATAAAACCGACAAATCTTTTACTTGAAATCTTCGCATCACTCGAAAGCATTTCTCTGAAAAAACTCATATAAACTCCTTAGAATTGTAGGATAGCGTAATCGTATTGTAGTGTTAGTGTGATATCAGCTGGTTCATTTACAGACCAATCGATACTACCAAAGTTAGCTGCTTGTATGTAAGCACCTTTCAATGTCCACTCTTCTACTTTATCTCCTACAGGACCTAACATATTGAAAGTAACATCTTTTTTATAAAAATCTGAATATCCATCTCTACCCGTAACAGATTCATGTGATAATCTTACCCATTCCATTACTGCTTGTGCGCCAGATGGTACAATTGGATCATATAATGTGATTTCCAATGTTTGCCACGCACCTTTACCTTTCACATATCTTTGAACATTGATATGATCTAAAGTAATGGTTTCAAAATTTATTTGTGGTCTATTACCACTTTTTATAATGTAAGCAGGAACGCCTTCAATGTACATAATGAACCTGTTCTTTAGTTTAGGTTCAAACGGAGTGAACATTATCTCTGAAGGATCTATTAAGTCTGGCATTTCAGTTCTCCTATAAATTTTTAATTCTTCGTATATAAATATCATCTAAATCGAATTTTCGTTCAAATCATTTTCTCTTTTCTTTCATAGTTTTTTTATAGTTTTTCAAATAAAAAAAAAGGGGCTCGTAATTGAGCCCCTTTAATCATTCACACCTCCTTGTTATTCAGGAAATGCTGCCCCAGTAGGTAATACTGAGAAGTCCAATACAATGAACTCAGCAGTTCTTGTTGGTTGTATGAATATCTGTCCAACTAACTGATTTCTGTCTATGACATCAGGTGTGTTGTTAGACTCATCCATTACAACTCTGAATGCTGACAATCCACTATTGGATTGTACTGATTCTAAGAACGGATTCACTATATTTAAGAACCTAGTTCTTGTAGCACTATCATTTTGTTCGAACACTAAGAATCTACTTGAAGAAGCAATAAATTTCTTCAATCTGATAAGTAGTCGTCTTACATTGATTCTATCAAGAGCAGATGGTTTAGCTTGTAATGTTTTTTGTCCAAACACCACAACACCTTGACCAGGAAATGTAGCAATCGGATTCACACGACCCTCATACAATCTATCTCTATCTGTATGAGTTAGTTTTTTCTTAGCCATTCTTACACTAGCTAATCCACCACGATTTAATCCAGCAGGAGCAAACCATTCGTGCGCCACATTATCTGTAAAAGCAATAACACCAGGAATTACTACTGATGGTGGCACCCACACACCCTCACCAGTATCTGGATCATCTATCTTTACCCAAGGATAATATGTACCAACATAGTTAGTATCTAATGTTTTGATATTACTAATTGCTGCAGCAACAGAGTCTCCCCAAGAAGAACCATCCATCACATAAAAAGCATCAGCTCTAGCTTCAACTTTATCTATTGCATGATTGGTAACTGATGGATGTAGACTATGATTTACACCAGGTGTTACTAGCATATTAATATCTATCTCATCTGGATTACTTACAGAGTTAATAGCCCTTCTCCAAGCAATAGAACCACTCTTAGCAGAAGTACTACAATCAAATCCCATCACATTAGCAGCTGTTATATCATTACCAGTATTCAAAAGAGCGTTTGGAGCTATACCATCAAATCCATACTGCATTGGTACAGCAAATTTCAACTGTACAGCAGAAGATGATATATTCAAACTGGTAGCAGAACCAGCAAACTCAGCACCATATTGAGTCTGTAGTGTTGTTAGATCAGCACCAGTACCGAACCCTTTCATATTTGTTAATAGAAAGTGAGCATTTACTCCAGTATCAGCACCCTTTGGAATCGGTGCCAGATATTGTCTAGCATCATTTATATCAATTTCAGAAAAATGATTTGGATTCAACTGAAATCCATAAGCAACATCAGGATTATATGCTCCTACATTAGTGTTCTTTTCTTGTACCCTATTTATTGAACCAGTAGGTACTTGAGCAGTAGCAATAATGGGTTCATATACTTTAGAAAATCCCATTGGTTGAGCATTTTTAGATGCTTTTAGGTTATCATAGTTAGCATCACCCACTCTAAGCCAAGCATGTCGATTTGGATAGTCTCCGTGCACTGTTATATTTCCATCGTTATCTACTTCTTGAAATTGATCACCAATTGCTTTAGCAAAATGTGTTGGTGAAGCAGGATCGAAATTCAATTGAGTCATTTCATTACCAACAGGATTACCCTCTACATCATAAAGTTGTAAAGAAAATTCAGCATAATTTTCAGCAGCATTTGTACTAGCAGCTTGTTTTACATCTTTTATTACTACATAATAATCATTAGTATTAGTACCATCCGATCTCATATAGAGTCTGAATAATTCATTACTGTTTTGGTCTAAAATCATAGGTGTGCGTCCAGCCATAGCACCACTACTTCCATTGAATGTGGTTACATATGTACTGGCATTTACACTTTGAGTAGCTCCTTCAAAATCAAATTCAGATGAAGCATGAACTTCAATACTCATACTAGCTGCAGAAGCTAGAGAACCAGCTTTGATTGATTGTGATACAGCAGTTCTAAAGAACTTATAAGTGTAAAGTGGAGCTGAAGTACCATCGATTGTTTGAATATTAGCATCTGTATCGACTTTCTTTGGTAAGTAATCAGCTGAATTAGCAGCTGTTTCCATTATACTTAGATTAGTAAGACTAGCAGTAGCATTTGAACCTATTAGGTTTATATCAATGTTACCAGCATGAAAGTCATTACCACGCGATGCTGAAACAGCACCACCTGTGTTATTTACAGCTGGTAAAAATGTTGCAACTACCTGTTTAGCTGCTCCAGCTGAACGACTCATCACCAAATTAACTCCATTAGCTTTATATCCGCCTAAATATCCAACTCTGACTACGGTTACTGAACCTGCAGACCTTAAATATTCTCTTACGGTGTAAGGTGTATAATAGTTTTTGGTATATCCACCAAAAGTATTTTCGAACTCTTGAAAAGTATTTATTTGTGTAGGAACAAATGAAGGACCTTTTAATGTAGGACCAACAATAGCAGCTCCAATTGCCGCAACTCCAGCAGGCAAAAAGGATAAATCTTTTTCACGAGTAAATACACCTGGACTGACAATTCTCTCTGCCATGTGTTTTCTCCTTAATTATTGAGGTTGTTAATAAATTTATATATAAGTATAAAGTAAATTTCCCAAATACACATATATACAAGTTTATTTTGGATCTTCTTCAGTATTACGAGGTGTAAATTCACCAGTCTGTGGATTTAACACTCCCTGACCATATTTGCTATTGAGACTCTCTAATAATTCTCTTTCAATCTTCTGAGTTTCAATATAATCTTGTTCAAGTTTATCTTCATTTTCCACAATCTGTTCCAATTGCTGTTCAATTAACAGCCTTTGAATTCTGAGTTGTCCAAAATTATCTCTTATAGTATTGTATTTTACACCCAAATCTGTAATAGATTTTAGTTCTTCTTCACTTACTTTGTTTGTATCACTCACATTATACTCCTATGTTATTTCTTTTCATTGAAAAAGAAGACTTGATATAGCCTTGAATTATCAATTGATTCACCAAAATATGAACCAGCCGTATGTAAATGTCTTCCATTCCATAAAATTAATCTGTTATATACATTTCCAATGTCATCTATTTTTTCAAATGGATGTGTGTCCCATTGTGCTTCATTACCTATGAATACATCATCAAGACCCTCATCCCTCATTTTTTTACCAGTATCTTTATGTTTCATCAACCAAGTACCTGTTCTAGGTGGTGCATCAGGAGTTAGAAAAATAACAGCAGCCCAATCTGTGGCATCACAATGAACTACTTGCCCAGTTGATGCTGGAGACCATTGGTAACATCCGTGCGTACCACCATCTCCACCCCATTCAGCATCTTCAGTTTTTATACCCAACAACTCTTCAAATACTGGTCTATAAACCTCTCCATATGGATAAGGTTTAGACCTAAGTCCAACCGAACCACGCTTTTCATATTCACTGTTAGGTATATTTAGTGCTATTTGCCTAACTTCATCTGGATTATCTAAAAAATTATCAACCACCACTATAGTTGGGTTATTACTTGGACGAACTATCGGTTGTGTAAGTCTATACATAGACTGACCTTTTTCTTTTTTAGCAGAATAAATGTCTCCACCCCATTTTTTTTCATTTTTCTCCGATTTATCTAGTATATCTTGTAAATTACCAAGATCTTTTCTAGTAACTTTGCCATCTCCTGTTTTCTGAGACTGAATAAATTTATCACCTAATGTAAGTTGTTTTTTATCGTTTACAGGCACCGCATTTTCACATTTTCTACATAAATCAAAGCATTGATTGTTTTCAGGTATAGCATCTTCAAATGATTGTTCATATAAATTACCAGTAATATGATCAAGACCATAATCCATACAACATAAAGATATATCACCGTTGGGTAGTAAAATATTATGATATAAATCTTCTACACACCCACAAGTCAACTCTACATCTTTATAATTCTCTTCATTGAACTTAGCAGCGTCTGATACTCTTCCAGCTACTCTTCTGAGTTCAGGCTTTACCATAGCCTCACCCCTCAAATTTCCAGCTCTAGACCACATTTGTGGTATATGAATCTCATCTTCAGACCAAAGATTCAAATCCAATATTTTATCATCAACTTTACCCATTGACATCAAATAAAAACTATTTAGGTTAGCTTCTTTTATAGCCTTTATAACTTCTATATATCGTTTAGTAACAGGATGTTTTGCCAGATGTTCTTCATCAGGTAAATGTAATGTAAAACCACCATTAGGACCATCATCATATGGTATATGTTTTATTTTTTCAACATCATCTATTGTCATACCAACTGCCGTAGTAAATACTGCAACAGGATGTCCCCTTTCATGAGCATATATCATCATATCAGAACAGTGTTTGTTCATAAATGGTTCTATGAAACCTGAAAATATTATCCTAACCTCTGTCGGTACTTTATCAATAGCTCTTTTAAAATCAGCCATAGACATATACCACATCTCATCATTATATGATTTTTTTAGTATTTCTTGTGGACAAAAAACACAATCAACTACGCATCCTTTTTTTGGTATAACAGTTGTAATTTCTAATGTAGGAAATTCGGTTACACTCCACTTAGGATTAGCCTGTTCACTTTCGATATTTGGTATGTCATCAGGATCAGGAACAATTTCTTCCAATATAGGTTTTTCTAATTCTTCTTTTTTTTCAGGCCATCCTATATTATTCAGATTAGAAACAACTAGCTCTGTATAAAATGGATTCATCGTATGATTCATATGTAAATCATATAATATTTCTCGCGATTCTTCTATTTTTTGAGCATGCCACCCATTTACAGCTTTCTGAAATAATAATCTATAATAATCATACTCAAATGGTAATTTTGTTACTCTTCTAGCATTATCTTTATGACTTATACCAATTGTACAGTAACTATAACATTGAAATGGTTCATCAATTTCCATCGTTTTGGATAATAAGTAATAAGCCTCTGGTCTATTTGGCAAAACACTAATTGCGTGATACAAACAAACTTTAGTATGTATATTTCTATTTCCTTGAAAGAAAAAACATTGTGAAGCTAAACATAAACTCTCATATACAATATTACTATCATCGGACATCTCCGCTATTCTATTCAAATATGACATAGCAGAAGCATATTGTTTTTCGTCATAATACTCTCTTGCTAAATCTAATTGAATTCGTATATTGGTAGTGTCTTTACCATAATCTTCCAGTAATGATTTTATTTTTAGATTCACTTACTATACTCCAAATTATTATCAAACCATTTATCCAAAACATCACACTTCACTTCAAGTAAATGTGCTGAGTTATCTTCAAATCCAAATGTTATATAAAAAGAATCTTCGAGTCTGTCCATACCACAACAAAACTCTATCTGTCCATTCATAAAACTAAATGGTTTAGAAACTCTTTGTACAACAAAATTTTTATCCCAATGTACTAATCTGTGACTATATATAGCATCTTTGTTTTCATCACATCTACCCTCAAATCTCCACCAATTAGTATCGTGTAGTACAGCAAAATATCCACCATTATGTGTTATCAGTTGAGAAGAACCCCTCATATTGCCACTAATATCTAATTTTTCTCCTACTGTTATCAATTGACATTCTCCAGTTTTAGGATCTGCTTTGACTAATCTAGTAGGATTCGAATCCATAATATAGTGAAATGGTAAATCTCTAACTGGCATCCAATTCTTTTCACAATAAGCATCAGGATTTGTTGGGTGTTCTATTCTTACTCTTGAAACTTCTCTTGGATTATTTTCTAAATCTACTATCTCAGATAACTCCATTCTTCCTTGACCATTTTCTGTTGTATCTCTTCGAACTCCCGTAACATATATTTTATTGTCCCAATTTACTAATCTAGCATCCTCTAATCCTACAAAATCCCAAATCGGATCAAGGTCTAATGACATATGTATTTTTTTAAAAGTTGGATTCTCTTTCCACGCACCTAAATAATTATCCGTAATAAGTCTATGATCATTTTCTGGATGAACATATGTTAAAGGACCCCATCTTGATTGATACTTACCACCCTCACCCATCCATTCTGTAGCACCTATGGAATGATAAAGAGTGTAGTTTAACATCCTTATATTTATATAAAGTTTTTCATTGTAATTCAATATACTAGGATTTGCCAAAGCAGTACCATTAGTATTTTCGTGAGGTATGATCAAAGGATGATTTATACCATATTTTGATAATGATTCAGCAAACATTGACATAACTATTTTCCCTCAAAAATAAACTTTGTTTTTCTAACATCTTTTTGTTTTTCATGCCCCTCTACTTTAGAAAAAGTTTGCATATAATGATCAGGCCATAATTTCATAAGCCAAGTAGTGAGTATGTATTTATCATCCGATTCTGGAGTTTGTGCGTAATGTACATAAGGCCACATACAAGGAAATGTTAAGTGTTTTCCTTCTTCACATTTTATACCAGCACCCGCAAATGGAAATACAGTTCTTCCACCCTCTTCTACATCATTTAGATAAAACATACTAACAAACATTCTATTACCGTATTCGTAAAGATGTGATCCTTCAGTATGCCAAGACTCATAGTGTCCAACACCTTTATCATACTTATGTATTTCCCATACAGGATAATATGCTCCACCAGCACCCAATTCTGATGGATTATAATGTTCTAATAATCCATACTTTTTAGTGTATTGTAATATACAATGGTCTGAAGCGGTTACTATTTTAGAAATAAAATGTTCTCCCTTTTCTCCAGGTTTAAGTTCAGGCAAATCTAATAAATTAAGTTCACCCGTATTCTTATATTTATTATCTAATCCCTTATGAGTTAGTCCGTGAAATGTTTTTCCTTTACCATTATAATCTTCATAAAAATCTATAAGTTCTTTACAAAAATCTGATGATAATGCTTTTCTTGTTTGGTGTACAGAATCCATAAATTGGTCAAGTTTTTTAGTTTTATATTGACCACCTTTCATTTTTGCATCAGGAGTAACATCATCTATCTCAATTCTAGGAATTCGATTTGTTGTCTTATATTCCATTGAATCTAAAGGTTTCACATATCCTTTATTTTGTTCTTTCATATCATATGAAATTTTCATAGTCTTTAGTTTTTCCGTTTCTATAGGATAAAAGATTTTTTCCATTTTATCTGATAGTTGGAAATTGAAAATTTCAGGATCAAATCTATGATGTTTTGTTTGTTCATCATTGGCAATTACATAATGAAGAAATAACTGTGAATACCAGTCTCCCTCAAATTGATTTCTATAATGTGTTGTATTATGTCCAAGATAAAAAATAGCATCCCCTGGTTTTTGTATTATTTCCACATCATTTTTATTTTGCATATCAGTTATATACATAGGGTATTGATGTGACTGTCCTAAATTTACTGATAATGAAATCTGACACCAAGGCCAATCCGTATGATTTGCTAATTGAGCACCTCTCAAATATATTCTCTGATAGGAATATATAGGAACTAATTCTTCATCAACGATTTTAGATATCTGTGGCAAAAAACTATACATTGTATTTTGCCAAATAGGATTTGAATTTACATTCCAAGTAGCTGGATGTAACTTTTCTTCATTTTCTATATCAGCAGCTAAATGTAATCGATTTAAACTCATTTCCTCAACTACCTGACTCATATAAAAATCAACTTGTTGCTTTGTAAAAAAGTTTTCTACTATAGTATAGCCATTTACATATAAAGAATCATTCATTATCTGTTCCCATAATTAACTAATTGTATATCCGATTCAGTTACGAAATTAAAAGAAACAGTTACTCTGTTCTCATCAGATATAAATGGATATACAGTATGTAGCAAATGTGCTGGAAATACTAAAAACATTTTTTCCTTTGCTGCTATTCTAAAAGTTCCTTGTTCAAAATAATTTGCAGAATTATAAACCAATTCTAATATACCATCATCCGTATTACCTGGCTTTGAATCAGGCGCACCGTGATTTCTTTTTATATTTTTATTTGCTATTATATCCGTCAAAAAATTCTCATCTAAATTATTGAAAAAGAAGACTGTTGTTATATTACAATACGGATGAT